CCCGCTCCATCAAACAACTTGGAGAGCTTTATGCCCCCTCGTACTTTAGAACTTTTAACGACCTCCGTGATGGACCTCGTTATTCACCTCTTGTACTGTCATCCGGTTTATCACCGCTTGACGGTTCTCGAAGTGTCTAACTGGACTGTTATGGATTTCGCAATGTTCTATAAGGACGTTGGGACATATTTGCAATCTCAGTCGTTTGAAAATCAACGGAGATTTTATCTATGAGTCGCTTGAAGGTGTTTGCCGGTCTAGTGCATTTTGTCGCTCTTGCTTGGGTTTATCTCTCCAGGAAAAAGTCTTCTGAAAAGAAGCCTGCTTCCATGGCAGTTAAACCCGGTTCGATCGACTATGCACTAGAAAATGATCCCGGTAAGCAACCTTCTTGCGGCTCAGCAGATGAGTCTCAGTTGAAATGAAGCGGGGCTTTACGGCACTTAAGGAAGTGTCGTGGCTAACGTCAAGGGAGTGCTTATGAAGATTCAGCTAGATCCTACTACCATAATCTTTGTTGTGGTGGTTTGGATCGTCGCCAAATACCTTCTTGGAACTCCTTGATCATGCGGGCCTTCAACAAGCTCGTTAAGGGTGACCGTTTCCTCACCACATATTGGGGTGGTCAATTCACTAATTCAAACGCGTCCGCTCGCCGGTTTAACGTAACCCCTGGTCCTCTGGTCTCTGGTAATTACAGAGACCCGAATCCATGGTCTTACGACATAACTAGCGTTCGATTCGAGTATGGAAAAGTGACTGTGACCTATCCAACTTGGGGTGGGGTTCAGGACATTTACGTCGGTTATAATGACGGCGCAAATGATCCTTGGTCTCCCAATTGGTCTGACACTCGCAATGCCAACTACAACCGCGCTTTAGAGCGTTTAAACTCTAAAGTACGGGGCGACCTCGATTTAGGCGTGAGCCTTGCCGAGTTCGGCCAAACCAAGCGTATGATCGCTAACCTTGCGAAGGTGAGCAATTATGCGCATGTTTCTGGGTTTGGTAGTGGGCGAGATTTAGCCAATGGCTGGTTGCAGTGGCAGTACGGATGGAAGCCCCTAATGAGTGACGTTTTTGACGCCGCAAATGAAGGGTTTAACATCTGTCTGAACCAGATAAAGAAAATATCTGGAACTGCTTCTAGCCGTTTGACGGGATGCGGTTGGACAC